CTCCAATGTTTATACATATCCTTCCATCGTGTGCGAGCTTTGAATATGCTAATTTTATTGCTGTTTCAATCCATGTTAAATATTCACTATGTGATAGATTATCGTTATAGGAATTATATCCTTTTTTCTTGAATTTGTTATTTCCTAAATTCACATTATATGGCGGAGAAGTAATAATGCAATTAACACTTCCGTCGGGTATGTCTTTCATCTTTTCAAGACAATCACCGTGTATAAGTTGTATATCGTTACTTTCCATTGTTGTTAGGTGTTTTGTTGTCGTTATTCTGCTGCTGCTTGATTGCGGTATCGGCATTTGAATTTGCTGTCTTAACTGCTTGCTGCTGCTGTTTTACAAGAGTTGAAAGCATATCAGACTGCTGCGCTTCCTTCTGCTCTGCAATGATACGTTTCCATTCATCGTAAGCACCGTCCCCAGTCTGTTCTGATGCGGTCTGTTTTGACTTGATACCTGCGCCAACCTCTTGAACGAGATTATTTATTTTCTCCTGTTCGTTTTGAGGTATATAAGGTATTACCCATGTTAGTATATCCAGTTTTGCCATTTGTGTTAGGCATCCTGCTTCAATGGAATATCCGTACTTGAACAAACGTCCAAGTCTGTCAATGCTGTCTTGAAGAAGTACTGCATCGTACATAGCTTTCTGTATTGCAGGCAAAAAGATAATCTTCATCGTCCCAGTAGGTGTGTCACCGCTCTTTATTTCGGGAGGTTCTACGGTATTACTTCCTCGGAATATGTTCTTTAACAGGGTTTCCATTTCGAGTTTGAAACTGTCTGGGCTTTCGGGAGCCTTCAGATAGTCTACGTTTGCATCATTACCAATAACGAAACCTTTTACAGCCCCATCAACTGAATCACCCTGTACTTCTATGTCGTCACCCTTCATAACCAATATAGGGAACGCAAAGGCTAAATTGTTTTGGCACAGATGAGAGAAACCAAGTTCGTACATATCTATATTGTCCTGCACGGTAGACCAACAAGCACCAATAGGAGAACGATAGTATATCACTGGCAGCTCTTCATATCCGTGCGGTACAGCAGAAATGAGAGAATATCCGTCAAGTCCCAAAGTGCCCTTAAACTTACTGATAAGACCACCAAGTCCCCTTGCATCCTCTTTGAGGAAATACATATATTTCTTATCGAATACCTGCGCATATCTTGTTACTATACCACCGCTTTCGTCCAAATCCGAGAAAGTGCGGACAAAATACATCGGTTCGTCTGTAATAGGATTGGTATGATAATACAGGCAGTCACCGTCAAGATATGAATAATTCTTTATATTTACCTTACCGTCTGAAAAGAACATGGCTATCGCACCGTCACCAGTGGATTTGATACTGTCACAGAACTTGAAAAATGCGGTGTCTACGTGCTTGTTGTACCAACCTCTTTTGTAAGTGTTGAACAAATCATTAGCACCATCAATATTCTTACCGTCTGAATTAAGCTCATGGTGCAGGTCATTTCCGCAAAGGTGGATAAGCTGCTGTATCTTTATCGTCTGTTGTAAGGCAAACGATACACGCACCATCTTCTGTACGGTATGTACTTTTTTCTTTTTTGTTGTAGTCCCGTCTTCTGATGGCACTTCCACCTCGATGTCTTTCAGTTTGTCCGGATAGAACTCCTTATCATAAATAAGGTGTCCGTTCGGGTCTAACTCACGCATATAGTCAGCCTGCGTTACGATATTATACACGGGTTTCTCATCATTGTAGGACAATGAATCCAAATCAGTCCCCAATACAACATTGGGATTGATTTTACATTGCGGAGAAATTTTAGTAAAAGGTCTTTTCCGCAACAAGTCCTTTACTTTAAATTCTAAAGCCATCCTAGTCCAGTTATGTGTTTACGTTTGTGCTTGATATTAAAAATACACCTCATAAGCATTGCTTCTATGAAGTCAGGAGAGTGTCCGACAAGCTGTTTCATAAGAATCTTTTTGATTATACAGAAACCCTTATCGGTATTGTTTATGTCTTGCTTTATAGCCTTTCGCTCTTTCATCAAAATATCTCTTAATGGCATATTTTTAAATCCTTTTCCACTGAATTTCATATCAAGTAGATTTGGATTTATTGAAATTTCTCCATCGTTCAAATTGTGGTAGAACATATATGCGCATTGGGATTTGATATTATCGTACTGACCTTTATATTTATCATCAACACTCTCACGGTTGTTAAACGGTATTGCATGAGGAAAGAATCCTTTGAAAGACTGACCGATACCGCTAAGGTCGTAAGTAAAATCCTCTTCCAGTACCCCCCACTCTTCTAATTTGTTTTTAACCAACTGCAATACTATCTTCGAGCTCTTTGAACAGGTGAAAATGTCCTGTATATGATTGCCTATCCAAAGATATAGTACCAAATTATCACCTCCGTCGAAAGCGACATCACATGATGCACGTCTTTTCCCATCACCTATCTGCATATCGTTGGAAAAGAACTTTTCCATTTGGTCGAAATTGATAAGATCGTCGCCAACGGTTTTATACCTCCAGTTTCCTCTAAGGTCTCGTTCTATTTCTTCGGTAGTCTGATTTGCAAGGTTAGCCACATAAGTAGGGTCGGAACGCAATAGTTGTATGTTCTCTTCCAATCTTCCCTCTATAAATGTGACAGACTTTATGAATAGTTCTTCTTTTGTCATACCTAGATTTAGGTTCTCGTATGGTCTATACAGTTCATCAATAAGTGCTTTATTATTTTCGTACACTTCCTCACGTGTATTACCCCATGATATTGATGATGGGTCTTCTGCATCCTCTCCACCCATAAAACAATATCTTACAACACCATTTCTTTCAGGTATAGGATAGCCGTCTTCACCTATCCACCAGTCGATAACTTTAATAACCCAACTGTCGGGGTCTGGGTTGCAAGTCCCGAAAAATCTATTTGGTATATAATGGGAGTTACGATTACAGGTCATAAGATATTTGAATTTCTTATACTCAATCTGCGTAATCTCGTCTATCGCTATGTATGGTATTTCCCTTCCTTGAAATCTTGTTCTGAAATCCGAGTACGACCCCGAATAATATGTAAGTTTTACTTTTGACCCTTTCGAGAAGTTCCACGTCATATCCGTTTTTGACTTGTTGTATGAACCAAACTGTGAATATAGAATATCTGAATTGTTTTCAAGCTGCTCCAAGTCATTTACCTCTTTACGGAATATTGTAGCACGGAAAAATTTATTGTTAATGTCTTTCAGAACATCGTCAAGAATAGCCCAAGACTTTCCACCTCCTCTTTTTCCGCCATAAAATACCATTTCTGCATTGCAAGCCAAGAACATTTCCTGGCAACCTCTTTGCGGTATGACGATATACGGATTGGGAACTTTCCTGTCCTCATCCCTAAGATAGTCCATGTACTCGTAAGAGTAAACACAATCACCATCCCTTGTTTTCAATATATCATCTATTTCTTGTCCTTGAAACATCAAAATTGTATATTTATTCGCAAAGATATACATAAAATTGCATATAAATTGCATATTTTTTTGATTTTTTCTTGTTTTTGAATAAATATTGTATATATTTGCGGTTGAAAATAGTATATTTATGCAATTTAATACGGAAAAACCGTATATAACATAAACACAAAAACTAAACAGACAATGGAAACAGAAAAAATCATTTCCACAATTAAGGAACAGACTGGAACAACCAGTCTATCAGACAGAACAATCGCTAACTACGTGAACAACAATTTACCTGCCGATGGAACAGAACCCGATGCTGCTTATTTCACTAAGCACGTGAACATTCTGAAATCAATCAACGGTAATTTCGACCACGATGTAGCGACAAAGGTTGATGAGTTCAAAAAGGACTACAAACCTACACAAACCCCACCAACGCCACCAACACCGCCAACAGGCAATGAACAACCGACAAACGATTTTGAAGCACGTCTGAAAGCTATGGAGGATGCAAATAATGCTAAATTGAAAGAGTTGGAAGATAAACTTTCAGCAAAGGAAAAAGCATCGGAGCAGAAATCATACATTTCACAGTTGGAGGGTAAATTCAAATCCGAATTGGAAGAAAAAGGTCTGATTTTCGACCCTATCTATTTCGAGCACATCGTAAGGGAAAATGGAGAGTTCGACACGCAGAAATCATTGGATGAAGCAATCAAGAACGTTTCCGAAAAGTACGACAAAATGTTCAAGGATAGAAACAGGCAAATATCAACAAACGGTTTCGTACCGCAATTCCAAACATCGGAGCAACACCAAGAAGGCGCAAAATCAGCAGCAGAACAATACAAAGAGCGTATGCGTGCAGAGGGCAGACTTCCGAAGGTTGAATAGAAAATACAACAACACAAACACAAAAAATTAGAAAATGGACAGATTTGGAATGACAAACAATGTCATGGCTACCTACTCAAAAGAGGTTGGCGGTGACTATCCTGTATGGATTAAGAAAGGCGATAATTTACAGGGCGGTGGTCTTGTGAATGTAGCCGACATTCCTACAGACACTGGAGTGTTGCAAGAAGGTACAATGCTTATCTTCAACGGCATCGGCAAGGCTGTAACCGTTGTAAAGAGCACAGACACTGACAATCTTGCAAAAGTAAACGGACTGCTCGCAGAGAGAGTTCGTATTCCTCTTGACAAAACGGTGATTGACGTAACGTGCGCAATAACACGTGAAGGCAAGATCTATGCCGACAGAGCAGGCATCCCTGCAAGTGTGGAAGCACTTCTTCCGAAAATTGAATTTGTGCGTGAAGCATAAGGAGGCAGATTATGATTAGAACAGCGGAATTTGACAATATCGTAGACCGTGGAATGGAAGCCCTCGGTTTCAGAAATGACGGTAATGGAACAACTCTCACGAACTATTACAATTTCATGTTTGCCGAGAAGTACAACGCACAGGCGACATTCGCACAGGAGGGATTTCCTGTAAATCCTAACATTCCTTTGAGTGCAACATGGGAGCAGATTAATGCAACCATCAGACCGTACACAATGGCAGCACGTGTGGATATTGATTCTGACGGACCGACAAAACACACAGACGGATTCAGTCTGAAAATGGGTTCTCTCCCAACTTTCAAGCATGAAGTTCCGTTTGACAAAAAGACGGTTCGTGAGAAACTGCTTTTGGCGCAGGAAATGGGCTACATCAGTCAGAACATTACCAACGTGATTATGGACTTAATGTTCATGTCAAGTGATAGTCTTATCGGTGGTAACTATAACACTCTGCTCTATATGAGAGACCAAATTGTTTCCAACAAAGGCAAGTACGTGCTTGACGCAACCAACAACCCATTGGGTATTCCATTGGAGGTTGACTTTGGTATTTCTGCATCACATATCAAGACATCAACTTGGTACACAGAGGACACAGACGGAAACGTTACACAGGATGCAGGTGTGACAAGCGGAACTACCAACCCTATCACTGTTTTGCGTAAGGTAAAACGCGATGCAGAGGAAAATGACTTCTGCCCGACAGGACACTGGGAAATTTCAAAAAGCACGAAGGACGCTCTCGTCAGCATGAAGTACTGGAGAGATATGTACACGGCAGCAGCACATACCGACACTACCAACATAGCATTGCTTTCTGCACAGGCAGTAGACGATGATATTCTGACCTATATCGGTCGTGTAATCGGTGCTCCTATCGTAGTGAAAGACCACAAGGCACAGGTTGAGAAGTTTAATACCACCACAAAGAAGATAGAAGTAACCACATTGAAGTCATTCGTTGACGGTGTGATGGTATATGTTCCCGATGGTGCTATCGGAGACGTGCAGTTCTCTAAACCTTTGGCACTTGATATGCCATGTGCTAAGATTGGATGGTATGACGGTGGCAGAACCCTGTTACGTCAGACATTCAATTCGGACGCAATGAGTATGCTTGTCAAGTCCGAATTTACGGGTATGGTTGTGCCTAACAAGACACAATGGATGTACTATGTAACTATTAAGGGTTAGTAGGTGATGGCTAGTATAATCACCATAGAACAATATTTGCGTGGCAAAGTCGGGTACGAAATACCCGATAATGCCATTGCAAGTATTCTCGTAGATAGAGGTATAGAAGCAGGAACGAAAGTTACTGAATTGAGTACCGACGAAGCCACCAATACGAAACTGAAAGACCTATGCACAGCAGACTTATATCTGTATTGCGCAAGTACCCCAAGTACAATATCATCCCATAAAGAACAGGATGGTGGTTGGACTCTTGAATCGGGCGGTACACAGCACTCTGCATACGATGCACGTCAGTTAAGGGCGATGGCTCAATCAATCTATGATAAATATGGTGAGACTACTTCGACTACCAATTACATCAAGATAGTAAATCTCTAAATGAGTGAGATATGAGCAATCCGAGATTTCCACATACTTGCACTATCATAAGAAAGGAAGAAGCGTCACAGTTCGATGATTCGAATAATACTTTTTTATATAGTGGTAGTTGCCGAAAGGAACTTAATCAATGGGGTAACTCGCATAATCAAAATTCAGCTAATACAGCAGAATGGATATTGTCGTTACCTATTGTTGTAAAAGTGAAATTCGGTGACGTTGTAACAGTGGATGACGGGATATGCCCAATAGAAGGGACAGTGGGAGACTGGCAGGTAACTAACATCGAACACGATAACTCTGATGGGTCGTTCACGAAAGACGAAAACGATAATGAGAAAAGTCTTGACGGAACTACTACGAAAGGTATGCACATATATGTTTCCGTAACGAAGAACTAAGCTATGGCAGACAATTCCAAGGCACTTGAAAACGGTTTCAACAAAGCGAAACAGATTATCCGTGAGCGAGTTGAGATAGGTCTTATGGCAGAAGCAAACAAACTTGCTATGAAAGCCTACGAGATGTATCATTCTCCAAAAATGGCATTTACTGGGCAGACTTGGACTGGGACTGCCGTAGGAGCTTTTAGTTATGGTCATCTGATATACGTAATAACAACAAGGCAGATTGGCAGCATGCCGCCACCTGTAAGGAAAAAACTCACAACAGGAACATACGCTTTCCTTAAACCTGATTATTTAGGAAGATATAGAGGATATAATGGTGTAGTTCCTACTGATAAGGGGAATAGCGAACAGGATGCTATTACGTTTTTGGAGTTATATAACCCACGTTCTAAATACGCTATTGTGGTCGTAAACGGAAGTGAATATGCGAAATACATAGAACAAGTCATGGGTGGTGACGTATTGATTGGTACATACCATTATGCGAAGGGTCTAAGGGCTGTGGATTTAACTAAAGCGGTTTGACGTATGGAAATGTATAACAGAAACAATATCTGCAAATCCCTATATACTATCTTCAAGAGTGTATCAGACAAGATATATATAGACGACAGACCAAGCAGTACCACAACGCAGATGGAAACATTTTTAGTCATTAAGATTGGAGATGTAGACCCGATGCACGCTTACGGTGACACATACGGAACTATCAGAGCCTTTTATAAGGATAAGGACAGTACATCGCAGATAACTAAATTGTCTGATTTGGAACAGAAGATATATGCTCTTCTACCGATTGACAATGAATTATACAAGGCATTAAATCCTAAAACACTTGAATGTAAGTCCGACGGTGCAGGTTTTCACTATCTCACTATTTATTTCGATTTGATTTTAAAGTAATAACAACACAAAACACATAACATTATGGCAGCAGCAATAATTACAAAGAGTTTGAGTGACTTAAAGAAACTCTTCTCACAGATGCACAACATCTATTATACCAAGACAACTAATCAAGGATTGGCTATATTGGCAAGTTTTGACATGGAGTTACCAGTCGTAGAAGGCGGTGTGACTTTCAAGAGTGGTGAAGCACAGCTTACCAAAACCAAGCTGACAACAGGCGAACTTTGGGATGTAACCTCAAAGTCGGGTGACGATGATATTTCTTATCAGATTTCGTCTTTCGCTCCCGAAATTTTGGCAGCGTTCACTAATGCGGATGCGACAGCAACCGATATGGTAAGTACCGTAAACGGTGTTACTTATAGCGGTTATGGTATCAATACTTCACCTAAGAAAGTAGAAGGCGCACTCTTTATGACAAGCGAAGACTTGTCGGCAGCTATCTACATTCCTAACGCACAGATTTTCTCTAACCTCGTCAACGAGAACGATAAGCCAGCCTACATCAACAGCAAGGTTTCGGCTCTCGCAGACACAACGGGCAAGAACATCTACGTACTGTTCAAGAAAGCAGCATAGGCACTCTTTCATAAAGCAACGTGGGGCGGTAGGCGGTTAATGCCCATCGCCCCTTTCTTTTTTTTCAACAATACAAAACAAAATCAATATGTCTAAGAAAATACAACAACCCGATATAAAAGCACAGAAGGAACTACAATCGGTTGAACTTGATTTGCCCGATTACGCTACGGTACGCAACAAGAAATTCAAAATCAGATGGATGCTTAATTTTACCAGAAGCATGATAACTAAAACCATACTACAAGAAGGGAATGATGATAAGCAGTCCTGTATGTGTGCCGCACTTATGGTATTAAACGGTTTTTGGTCTATCAAACTTTTGTACTGGCTTAAATGGAGATGGTTCTATTATGTCAAGCAGTACAACGAGACGGAACTTACCGAGTTGTTGGATTTAGGTAAAAAAAAAGTACCGCTAGACCAATACTACACAAATACCATATTGTTGACCGCTCTAAAGGATACGAGCATGATGATGAAGAAGGAGGAAGTTGCTACTACCCTTCAAGGACTGAATACGGGGCAGCCTACGAAATCGCCAAACACCACGCATGGATGATGCAACCTAGATATTTCTTCTTCGGACTTTATCGTGTACCGATGTGGGAATATATGTGCGGAATGACAGCAGCACAGATAGAACTGATGAGCATTGACAAACCTCTTACACTTTACGGGAAGAAGAAAGATACTCCCGATGAAGAAGATATACTTGAAGCACAGGAACGATGGGAAAAGAAATATGGGGATAAGAAAGACAAGAGCGTTGATGCTAAACCCCTATTGTCGAATTTTAATATTAAATAGTTATGGCATTAGATACATTATTTTTTGACTTGAAGATAAACGATATGACTGATGAGCAGATGAAAGCCATCAAGTCACGTCTTGAAAAACAACTCGGTCTGAATCTCGATTTAGGAAAGCAGATAGAGCAGTCCGTTAATAAGGGCGGTGGTGTAAAAGTAAAGGTAGGTGCTGACACTACGGTTGTGGAAGCATCTCTTAGACGCATCAAAGAAATTATGAACCAACCGTCAATGACAGCAGCGGACAGAAACGAAATGCTTGCATTGTCAAAGGTTATAAAGAATGTATCTGATGATAAGACTAAACTTGCAAGAGCAGATGAAATAGCCATGCGAGCTGCCGATGCTCATGCTTCGGCACAAGAAAGATTGGCTAAGGCTGCATTGCAGACAGAAAAGGCGCAACAGTCACTTGCAACAGCTCATACAAGAGCAACACAATCAGCTAATTCACATATCAATGCAAACGTAAGGTTAGGTCAGTCTATGTAAAGAACGTTAGCAGCGTTTTTTT